GAGCAAAATCAACTCTCTCTCTTTCTCTGCCCTCCCCCTCACCGTATTTTAAAATATCTTTACTCTTCTACTTTCTTTCCTTCTTTTCTACACTTTGCCTCATAAAATTTATCAGCACACTTTTCAATCTCTTCATGGCATCTTGATAAACTTTCCAGTATGTCCTGATAAATCGTTTGGTACACCCATTCTGAATGCGGATATTTCATCTCCATGTCAAAAAGTTCATCTCCAAGCCGCCAAATTATCGGCCAGCCCTCAAATTTTTGACTATCTTCTATCTCACTTTTAGGTTCTTCCTTTATGTCTGGATAAAGTTCCTTTATTCTCTTTTCCACAAGTTTTGGACTAATTTCATTTTCCTTTAACGAGTTTAATCCCCGAACTAGAAGTTCCCTATAATAATCTTCCACCGTCTTTGTTTTACCTCTGGATTCACTAATTTTTGTTATCAACTCATTCTTTTTGCCTTCTATCCTTTCAATGGTTTTTGCAAGCGTTTTGCCGTTTATTTTCAAAATCCAATTAAAGAAAACTATATTTTTTAATGTAAGTTGCGTATTTATTCCGATTTTAATTTGGCTTTTGCATTTTGCTTTTCCGCAAAAAATTATATTTAGATGACTTATTACTTTTCTTCTTATTTTTCTTGCTCCATTTACCTCATCTTCATCATTTAATATTTCTCCTTCTTTTCGTGCATCCATTATAGCCTTTACGAATCTCTCTTCTGTAATTTCACTTTTTGTTCCATCAAGGACTATATCCCGTTCTAATGCCCAATATTTCATGCTATATTGCCCAAAACTAATAGTCCCCTTCACCTTTTCTGCATAGTTATAATCATCACGTAGTTGATAATACGGATTACTCATAATTTCTTCAAGTGGATCAATTTTTCTTTTCTTCAT